GGCAACACAATTAACTGGTTTAGGTGTGTTTGAAACGCGTTTTTTACGCGTTATAAACGCCTTCCATTGTGCTTTCATATAAGGCATCGTAAACGATAGAGACGCGTTTGTAACCAATGTTATTAAGATAATAGAGATGATGTAGATAGTGTTCATAGGATTAAATGTGATTACAGAATTTTCTTATTTGAAGGATACCAATGTAGACATCTCTTCTTACGTGTTTGAGGGTGATTTGGTATTTTCTAGAGATAGCGTTGAATGATAATTCGTTTAGGTATTTTTCCTCCAGGAGTTTACGATAGTAAAAGTTTAGATTTTCCATCCCTTTAATAAAACAATCATACATTTCTGGGTCATATGGTTCATATACTTCATTATCTAAATCAATCCCCCCACTTCTGGTTGACATTCTAGTTTTACGGATTTGATTATAAAAAGGAGAGGTACCTGAACGCAATTGAAGACCTGAGGATGTTAAAATCCAATATGGTACTTTTTCATCCTTTAAGAGTTTTTGTTTGTATTCTAGAGGTTTGTTATAGAGTTCAATTATAACAAAATGTAGCAACTCAGTCCCAAATTCGCTCATTTGGTCTTTAGCTATTTTAGTGGTGATTTCTTTATGTAACCATTTATAACTCTTCTCTATCTGGTCACCTATCTTCTTATTTATTTCTTCTTCAGTCATATATCAATAACTATGTAATGGGAGGTTAAAAAACCAATTTATTTAATTCTTAGGCAAATACCCGGGTATAAAAATCCCAATTTTCTTAACATTTTCTTACTTTATGCTTATTCTCTATACCCTTGGGAATTACACCCCTCAGTATTTTAACTGAGTATTTATAGAGGGTTCACATATTTCAAGGCCTGATACTATTTGTATTGGCGGTAACCTCAACATTCGTTTATACTTCTAAGCTGGGGATGCGTGGTTGGTGCCGTTGCCGCTCAGCTGGAAGACTAAATGCTTACCATAAATATATGGCGAAAGATTTAAGAAAGCAAGCTTAAATTAAGCTCAAGTGGTTGTTTTCTACCCCTCTTAGATAAATGTTCTTTTATCTTATGAACATTCAGGGCATACTTAACATCGTTTTTAACAATTTGAACAGCTGAATTAAATGGCAATAATAGGCATTTTGTTTTTTTAATTCTATCGTCGCTAGATACTGTTACCTGTTTACGTTGGTAGAACGTTACTAAACACGTTTTAACGTCAATTTCATTGATGAGCCACCCAACGTAGCCATCTTTATAAAATCGCACGTAATAGACGGGAATACCTTTATTAGCTATTTTTACTAAATTATTCCATTTGTCAATTTCAATCATTGCTCCCTCTTCTATAAAGTCATCTACTCTATAAGTTGGGCTATATTTTAGTTCAAAAACAAAGGGTTGCTTATCTTTATAAGCTACAACATCATAAACTGACATAATATCGTCAGGACGTTGTAATGAATCAAATTTGTGACCATATACGCTATAGAAAATATAGTCGCATAATTTTTCTGCTCGTTTTACTTTTTGTTTGATTGTCATAATTTATTATTTAGGCCCCCTATATACCACTAAATATATGATAAAAATATCAAAAACGCAAGTTTAAGCAAAAAAAAGGGGAAACTTTCGTTTCCCCACCTAAGGTAGCGCCCTAGGGAATATTGTGTTATGCTTGGAATTGATATTTGATAATCACAATACCTGAACCTCCATTTCCACCAGTAAAACCATTACCTCTAGCACCACCACCACCTCCACCAGTGTTTGCTGTACCATTACCTCCATCACCTGTAGTGGCTCCGTTACCACCACCTCCTAAACCTCCAGTTCCTGGATTATTATCAATATACATTGCTCCACCACCACCACCAGCGTAATAAGTAGGGGTTCCAGTAAAGTTATATTGTAAACCATCTCCACCATCACCTGAACCTTCGGCTTGTGAACCTGCTTCTCCAGCAACTCCAGCACCTCCACCTCCACCAGAAGGATAGTTAGGACCAGTAAAACCATTACTACCACCATTATTACCTTGGCCTATACTACCTGTACCTCCAGCAGCAAGGGCATTAGCCCAAGCACCTGCTCCACCACCTGAGCCACCATTTGCTCCAGTACCTCTTCCAGAATCACCAGTGTTTCCACCTCCTCCACCACCAATAGCAGTTAAAGTACTAAAAGTTGTGTTTGCTCCATTTTGACCTCTTTGTCCTGTACTAGCAACTGTAGTAAGTGAACCTGTGCCTCCTGTTCCAATTACAATTGGGAATGTAGTTTGTGTAATAGCAAATGAAGCACTATAAATTAATCCACCAGCTCCACCTGCTCCAGTAGCAGCACCACCTCCACCAGCAACAACTAAAACTTCAATATTAGGATTAGAACCTGTACTTGAAACTGTAAAATCTCCTGATGAGGTAAAAGTATGAATCTTAAAATTACCTGAGGTAGTAACAGTACCACCTGTGGCTTGTATAAATGGGTTTAGTAAATCTTGTTTTACAAAAGCAAATGGTGTAAACATTAAACTAGGTTTTTAACGTTACTTAATAGCAATGATGTGGAATCAAATGAAATAAATGTTACAACATCTACTCCAGTAGTTGTAGTAGGAACATATGATGAACCTGATACTTGTAGTACTGAAGAAGGGAATGATACAGTAGCTGAACCCGTTGTGTTTATTCTTAGGTTAATAGTTTGACCTGGTAGAATGTTTGAGGGGTTAATAAATGTATTACTTCCACTTACTAATTGTAGTGTAAAGAAATTATCTAAAGCGCAATCAAGTGAGGCTGTATTACTAGAAATTGATAAAGCATTTACTTCACCTCTAATTGAGCCACTAAGTACGGTTGATTGTCTAAATGTAGAAGAACCAGATACATCAAGATTAGGAACATATACTGTATCGGCTGCTATTGCTGTAATGTTTTGGCCACCAATAATAACACTTCGGTTTTGGTTGTTTGTGTTGCCTGAACCCGCTAAGATAGCATTACTAGAACCACCAGATATAGTATTATTTGTACCTCCTAAACCAATAGAAGTAGTACCTCCTGTAATGTTAACATTATTACCTCCTACTACTATCATTTCAGCAGTACCACCTGTAATATCATTAGAAGTACCACCAAAAATATATGATTCAGCAATGGATACGTTATTATTGTACCCACCTACTACACCTGTTCTAATACCATTAGCATCGTTTAAGTCACCACCTAAAATAAATGACATAAACCCACCAGAACCAATAGTAGCATTTGTAGCAGCAAATATACCACTATATCTTGCTGAAGCATTGACTGCCGCATTAGCGGAGGCAACTGCTATTAAGCCATCACCTACTGGGTAAGCAGCTGTTGTAACACTATTAATCCACTTATTTGTGCCTGTTAAACTAACAGTATTATTTGTACTAATTGAACCCGTAACAGTTAATGAACCTGTAATAACAGCTGAACCAGTAAATGGGAAAGCAGGAGTAGATGGAGCAAATGAAGCTGAAGTAGCAAATGATGCTGTACCTATTAAATTACCTAAGAAACCACTAGAGGCTGAAATTGATGTACCCGCTATTGGAGTAGTAAATACTACATTAGTTCCATTATCTGTAATTGAAGAATTTACAAGTTGATGATGTCCACCACCCTTTTGTAATACATTTGTTGTAGGTAATACCTCACTACCACGTGAACCAGTAGGACCAGTTAATACAACTGCTGTATTGCCTGTTTCTTCTTGAATAATCCAATTGTCAGTTAAACCATCCCATTCAAATGAAGCAGTAGCTGGTGAACCTGAACCTGAATCGTAAACAATTAATCCTGCGTAACGAGCAACTGGTGTATCAGCATTTAAGATAATAAATTCATCACCTATAATTACTGCTGAACCTGTTACAGTTCGTAAGTAACCAAATGAGGCTGATACTGCTGTTAGGTTTAGGAATGAACCACTTGGAGAATATACTGTTGAACCAGTAATACCACCAGTAACATTTAAGTTACCATCTAAAATGGTATTACCTAAAACACCTAATGAACCTGTTATTGTAGGAGAAAATATTTTCATAGTTTTATTTTATTATGGAATTGGAGTGCCTTGGTTTCCAGTAAAGCGATAGTTAATAGCACCTATTGATATTAAGTTACCTCCTAAGTAAACACTATCATCAGTTTTAGTCATAATAGTTGGGTTAGCGGTACTATTACCAAAGTATCTCGCACTATTATTTGTTTGTCTTGCTACGTTAGTAGAAGAAGCACCAATATTAACAGTAGGAGCATAATACTCAAATCCTGCTGAAGCTGATGTTAATGTTCTAAATGCTATAGCGTTACTTGAACCACTTAAATAAGTAAATGCTATGGCAGCTTGAGTATTAATACCTGTTAAAAGTTCAGGGTACATATAAATGTTTACGTTTGCTGTAGTACCTGAAGCTAAACCTGTAGCATCAACCCAGTGAACACCACTTTGACTTACGTGTAAGTTATAAGTTATAGCTGAAGTAGCATCTAACTTTTGAGTATAAGTCGTAAAAGCACTTGCCTGTAATCCAGAATAAGTACTTACTGGGTCTTGTGCTGGGACAAGAGCATTTCCTAAAGATGCTACTGCTGTTCCCGTTACCGATACTGGGAACGAAATAGTTGCTGTATTAGCAGTTGTTAAATCTACTGTTTGTGGGATTATTTCCTCATTACTTGAATCATAACAATCAATAATTACATACTCATTATTCAAATTATGATTGAATGTCCAAGTTGAGCCTGTAAATGAGGCTGTAGCTGAAGTACCTGTAATAGTACTTAAAGCAAATGAAGCAGTAACCGCATTTTGAGCTTGTGAAGCACTTACAGCATATGAGGCTGATGTAGCAATACTTGCTGTAGACGCGTTAGATACGTTATTAACAGTAACTGCTTCGGTAGTACCATCACCTTGGTTAAAAGTAATAGTAGCGTTAGTAACTGACGAACTTAAATAAAATGAACCTGTATTAATTGGGGTTACATTCTCAGCAAATGAAGCTGTTACAGCATATGATGCTGACGTGGCTATACTTGCTGTAGACGCGTTCTGTACGTTATTTGTAGTGAGAGCGAACGTGCTACCATCACCTTTAGTATATGTGGTAGTGGCATTGCTTATAGACGCGGTTACTAACAAACTACCTGTATTAACAGTAGTAGCTGAACCTGTAGCAACAGTTAAGTTAAATGTAGTACCATCACCTTTAGTAAATGTTAATACGTTTGATGTAGCACTACCTGTAACCATTAAGCTACCTGTGTTAGTACCTGCTGCGTTTAAGGCAAATGAAGCAGTAGTAGCAAATGAAGCAGTAACAGTTAAATTGTTAATATTTGAACCTGTACCATCAGTTAGAATGCTACCTGAGATTTGTACTAAATCTTCGTATGTTGAGGCAATAGTTTGCCCAGTTAAGTTTTGACCCATATTATTTTATATTAACAGCATTCGCGTGGACCAGGATAAAAAACGTTTGAACCCCAAGGGAATTGAGGGTAACGTGAATCTCCAATTCTTAAACCAGCAGCTAACGCTCCATCCATATGATAACTCTTTGTGTATCTAGAAAATGCGATTGGTGATTTGTATTGTGTTCCGTAATCAGGATTTTGTTTCCAAAATGGTCCATTATCATTAAGTTCTGGAAAGAAGCTTTGGTTCTGGATTAAATAGTTAGTTAAACGCTCACTATAGTATTCCATTTTGTTTTCTACAGCTTGACGTTTTCTATTGTACCAAGTACCATCTGCTTTTTCACTATTTTCTCCGCCTGTTGGTTGTAATAAACCATTGTTTCTTGGACGAGTATATATAGCATCTAAGGCTTCCCAATAAGAAGCATAGATAAGCATTGGTTGGATAAAATCATCAACTAATATTCTATACTCACCACTTAAGGTATTAGCATCAATTTGAGCTAATATATACTCATAAAGGGAGGTACCAGTTAAACGTTGAAGGTAAATGTCTTGTGCTTCCCTTACCGCGTTTTTAATGAGCTTAGAATCTAAGTTATCATTAATATCAGTAAACTGACGTAACTTTTCTTCACTTATGATGAATGTAGTAGTCATTATTTATTAGGCTAGAGTTTGAGCAAGTACTGAACCATAAGGGTTAACTACTGTAATCGCTTCGATTATATTAGCAGGTACACTAGCTGAATAAGCAGTAAATGAAGTGCCTGTAGTTAAAGTAAATGTAGATACACCTAATGCTGAACCTGAAATAGTTAAAGTAGCATCAGTTAAAGCAGTTATAATACCGAATGAACCAGTAATAATTCCTGAACCAGCAGGTACAACTAACGTAGCACCACTAAATGTTTTTGTTGTACTACCTGATACTGCTGTATATAGGGTATTAAAGTTGTAAGCACTTTCGTAACTACCTGTATTACCTATAGAAAATTCTATACCAGTTGATGCTGAAACAGAACTTGAAATACCTTGTAATGAAGCGTATGTAGTAGCACTATTTTGTACTGAAGCTGTAGCATTAAACACTATAGAGGCAGTAGCTGTAAAGTTAGCTGCTGAAGTGTTAAAAGGTACAGAGTTAATAAAGATTGTATTTGCTGTATTTACTTGAGGAGTTGAACCTGAGTAAAATACAACATTAACTCCTTCTACACTAAATGCTGTAACAGCAGCTTCTCTTAAAGAAGCGGTAGTTGAAGAAGAAATATAAGTATCAGTATAACTTGCTGATACAAAAGCAATACTAAAATTAGTAGTTGCTGGGGTTGCTAACTGTCCTATAGTTACAGGAATAGTTCCGCTAATGGTTGTTAATGAGCCTGGCATTGGGTTTGTTTTATTTGTTTATTTTAGATTACTCCATCACTGTCAACACCACCACCTACTTCGTCTCCAATTCCTGATGATGGGTCTATTGTTTTATCTGTTGCTTCGATTTCTGCTTCTAAAGCATTATCTTCACCTGCTTCACTTTCAACACTTGTTACTACATCAACTTCCTCTTCACCATCACTAAATAGTTTAGTTTGTTGAATACCTACTGAAAATTCATTTGCTGTTGGATACATTAAATGTAAGAAATCTTCAATTTCACTTAATAGGATTTGTTGAAATGGCCTAACTACTGTGTTTATAAACAACAAGTAAGCGTCTGTTACCTCATCTTTACCTCCTAGTTTACCAGGGGTCATAATACCAAAAATCTCTGGTGATGTAATGCGGTGAGCAGTGAGGATTTTTTCTGTAACCATTGTATTAATAGTTACATAATAATCATCATTTCCGTTTGAAAGAATAGGTGTGACTATAGGTGCGTTTTCTGGAGAATCAACATCCATATAAATCATTTGACCAGCAGCACCAGCACCCTGATATTGAGTGCGAAGCATTTGCTCAATTTCTTGTTTTTGGTCTGGGTCCGCGTTTGTAAACGTAGTAATTGATAATGACGGAGCTAAACCATTTTGAATATTTGCTAAATGGAATGTATCTACTTCAGCATCAAGATTAATTACTTTTAGAGCACCTACATAATCAGGTAAGGGATAATACCTTTGACCTGGTCTGTAAGGATTGTAAACAAATAATTGTTTTGGTTCCTCCTGTTTTTTATTTTTATTGAATACAGGTAAAAATGGTAAATCAACATTAATACCACTTGAGGCTATTTGATTAAACAAACCTCCGCCTGTTCCTCCATATCTGTACTTTTCAGCCCACTCATCACTAATGTAATATCCTGGGATTTTACCGCGTTCATTTTTTTCCTTAGCGCGTAGCCACGAGAAATCAATGTGGTAAATTTCAGCGATTCTTGAACGGTCTTTTGACCATATTACTTCCCAAGCGAACCCACCATATAGTTTATAATCGAGGGCTGTTTTCTTGAATATATCATTCCAAGATTCTCCATCACTATTTGCGTTATCTAACAAATGAGATTGGTCGCATACTAATCCTTCACCAACAATAGCATCTACTGTTGCGTGAATAGCAGTATTATTGATGGCTGAATTGTTGAATAAATAAATTAAATATTCAGGGAAATCGTTGTATACTCCGTATTTTACAAAACCCTTTAAGTTTTGTTCGATAGGGTAATTCCCTTCGTTTTTGTTGGAGTTAAAGGTACTAAACTTAAAGTTATTCATATGAGTATAAATATGGTGGAATTTATCCTAAATACGTGATATAAGTTCCATTTTCATTAGGACTTTCATATTGTGTAAATACTGGAACATCACTACCAGAATTAAATGCTCTTAAGCTAACTAATTTATCACCTACTACTGTACCTCCAGCTGCGTTCCAAATAGTATTAGCAAGTTGCCATTGAATATTGGTTGTATTCCATATTAAAGGAGCTCCAAGTTCTAATTCAAAAACATCATAAGAAAATAAACCAGAAGCACTGGGCAATAATGAACCTGAAAATTCTGCTATAACATAGGGTGTTTCATCTACATTAGATGTTACAACTGCGTCAAATACACTTGATGACCTATCGTAATCTTGAGAACCACTAAATCTAATTTGAGTAGTACTTGCTGAAATAGGAGTATCAGGATAGAATGCTACTATATT